GCCATCCGCGACTACGGCGGCGAGACGCACACCTACAAGCTCAACGGCAAGCGGGCCACGGTCTGGTCTGTGCCCGCCTTCTCCTTCCAAGACAAGGGCCATCAGACCCCTGACTTTAGCAATGGCAGCCTTATCTAAGCCAAACATTATTCTTGGACCTCCCGGAACCGGCAAGACAACGACGCTCATGAACATCGTCGAGTCTTTGCTGGAGAAGGGTGTCAAGCCTGATGAGATTGGTTTCATCAGCTTCACCAAGAAGGCTACGACAGAAGCCAGGGATAAGGCGCGGGCCCGTTTTGGATTCTCAGTGGAGCAGATGCCATTCTTCCGAACGATCCACAGCCTGGCATTCAGGCAGCTAGGACTCAGCCGGCAGCAGGTCATGCAGCACAGCCACTATCAAGAACTTTGCGATGAGCTAGGCGTTGAGATCACGGGCCGCCAGACCGGGGAAGACGGTACGCTGGTTGGTATGGCTCAGGGCGATAAGCTGCGCTTCGTTGAAGGTATGGCCAGGATCCGGTGCGTGCCCCTCAAGCAGCAATGGGAAGACTTGAATGATGACGACCTTGGATGGTTTGAGCTGGAACAGTTTGGAAAGTCGCTGAAAGAGTACAAAGACAACCAAGGCCTGATCGATTACACGGATATGCTTGAATTGATGCGGTCAGAAGGCTTTGTGCCTAAGTTAAAAGCCCTGCTAGTGGATGAAGCACAAGACCTATCTAAGCTACAGTGGATGGTTGTTGAACGAATGATGGAGAAAGCGGATGAGACTTATATTGCTGGAGATGATGATCAAGCAATCTTTCGATGGGCAGGAGCTGACATCGATCATTTCATATCCTTGGCTGGGAATGTGCGCGTACTTGACCAGTCCTACCGAATACCAGCGGTTGTGCATGACCTCAGCTTTGAAATTATTAAATCGGTCACTCGGCGGCGTGAAAAGACGTTCAAACCTGCTGCGCATCGGGGATCGATAACTTACCATAACGACATAGAGCACGTTGACATGAGCCAAGGAACATGGCTCTTGCTTGCTAGGAATGTCTATATGCTCAAGGAATTGGTTGACTTATGCCATCGTGAGGGCTATGCCTACGAGTGTCAAGGAATGAGCCCTCGTAAGTCCGAGGCGTTGCTTGCCATAAGGTCCTGGGAGAAGCTTCGCAAGGGCGAGTTCATCCAAGCCGATCAGTTGAAGCTAGTCTACTCACACATGTCAAAGCGGATGGTCGATCACGGCCACCTGTCCTTGAAGACACTGACAGAAGACATGGTCAACATGGATCTGCTGCATGCGAAGTACGGGCTGCAGACTAAGGCCATCTGGCACCAAGCTCTAGACCGCATCAGCGACGAGGAGAAGGAATACTTTCTGGCTGCCTTAAGACAGGGTGAATCTTTAAGTGGCGACCCCCGCATTATCATTAGCACGATCCACGGATCTAAGGGCGGCGAGGCGGACAACGTGCTGCTGATCACGGACCTCAGTCCTAAGACCTACGACGGATACCAAGAGAATCAAGACGACGAGCTTCGTGTGTTCTATGTCGCAGCGACAAGGACCAAGAAGAATCTACACATCATCACACCACGGACCCAAAGGTACTTTGACCTATGATTGACTATAAATACAAGACGAAGCCGTTCGAGCACCAAGACGCCGACTTCCTGCTGAGCAGGGACATGGATGAATATGCCCTGTTTTGGGAGATGGGCCTTGGCAAGTCTAAGACCACGGTCGACACTGCTGCATGGCTATATGCGACAGGCAAGATCAATGCCGTGTTCATCCTGGGCAACAAGGGTTCATACAGGAACTGGGTGACCAAGGAGCTGCCTGAACACATGCCGGACTATATCGACTGGGTGGGAACCTATTGGGACTCGGCAGCAAGCACCGAACTCAAGAAGAGCTACGACCTGCTGCTGACGCCTATGGAGCCGCTGAAGATCTTCGTCATGAACATCGAAGCCCTGGCCTTTGACCGCAGCTTTAAGACCGCCGAATCTTTTGTCAACTGCCACCGGACCCTGATGGTGATTGACGAATCCACGACTATCAAGAACAGGGACGCCAAGAGAACTAAGGCAGCCTTTAAGATAGGCAAGAAGGCCGATTACCGACGGATCCTGACCGGGTCTCCAGTGACCAATAATCCGCTAGACCTGTTCAGTCAGGCCTGGTTCCTTAATCCGCACCTGCTGGGCTTCACTAGCTTCTACACGTTCCGTGCGAAGTACGCGGAGATGGTCAAGATCACGGCGGGCAATAGGGCGTTCACCAAGGTCAAGGGCTTCAAGAACCTTGATGAGCTTACCAAGTCGATTCAGAGCTGGTCGTCACGCCGCACCAAGCTTGAGTGCCTGGACCTGCCTGAGAAGATCTACCAATACTACGAGGTGGAACTTACGGACGAGCAAAAGAAGCACTACAAGTCGCTGCGTGAAAAGGCTATGGCTGAATTAGATGGCCAACTGGTCTCGGCTCCCATCGTGCTTACCAAGTTGCTTCGGCTTCATCAGCTGGTGTGCGGTCACCTTACGACTGACGATGGTACGGTCATCCCCATTGAGAACAACCGGATGAAGGCCCTCATGGAGGTGCTCGACGAGGCTTCAGGCAAGGTCATCATCTGGGCCAACTACAGGTCAGACATCAAAGACATCGAAGCAAGGCTGCAGGAAGAGTACGGCAAGAAGGCGATCGTGTCTTACTACGGCGACACGTCTAATGAGGATCGGCAGGAAGCAGTCCGCCGTTTCCAGACAGACCCTGAATGCTCGTACTTCGTGGGAAACCCTCAGACCGGCGGCTTCGGCATTACGCTGACGGCAGCAACCAACGTGGTCTATTACAGCAACAGCTACAACCTAGAACATCGGCTGCAGTCAGAAGACCGGGCTCACAGGATCGGCCAGAAGAACGCGGTGACCTATGTGGACTTGATCTGCCGGAAGTCCGTTGACGAGAAGATCGTCAAGGCCTTGCGTGAGAAGAAGATGCTCTCGTCGCAGGTGCTAGGCGACGAGTGGAAGGAATGGCTGAACTAGTCTTCCTTAATGCGCAAGAAGAACGACATGAAGACGTCATTGTCCATCGTACGCAACGCGCTGCCAGGGAAGAACTGGTCAGGCCATCCTTGTTCTTTGTCTTGGAGGATATAGAGACGCATGTCATTGTTGTACTCCAAGGACATACCGTTCTCGGCTGCAATCTTTTTGGCTATCGTTACTCGCATGTGGAAAATCCTTTTAATGCAAGCATTCTAGTGCGTAGTGCAGCAGTGCGAGCAATTAAATACTAGTACATGTCCCAGTGAATATTTTATGAATAATGCGCGTAGTGCGTAGTTTCACGCTAGAATGCAACCATGCACGGCATTCCGCGGTGCTAAGAAAGAAGAAAGGTTATCATGAACACTTACATCAAGCTTATCATCAAGACCATTGGCTGCAGTGAACCACGTGCCATGGAGATCTTCAACGAACTTTGTGGCATGGACATTCGCCTAGGTGCGTCTAGTACTGCAAAGATCGTGCGCTTCATTAAAGAAGCCAACATCAACTCTGGCTGCCGCTAAGGAGATGATCATGAGCAAAAGTCAAATTTATGAAATTCGCGGACAAGTTCACGGTGCAATGACAGTCGCTAACAACAGCAAGACGCAATACAGCCTCCTGATTCGGATGGAATGGAAAAAGTACGGCTACATTCCGGTCTCAGCTAGATTCATTTAGAAAGAAGAAAGGTCCTTATCATGGAAATCACTGTACGCATCACTTCAGTCTACGGCGCAAAGACAGTCTATCCAGTCTGCGAGACTGCACAGATCTTTGCCGACATCGCCGGCACCAAGACGCTCAAGCCTACCACCATCAACGCGATCAAGTCCCTTGGCTACAAGATCGTTGTGCAGCAAGAGGAAATCTGATCATGAAACTAAATCTAGACAACATCACTGACAACACCAACGTCGTGTCAATTGAGACTGAGAATTCTGGCGGTGGAAATATGCTGGACTTCATCACGCTGCGCAATGGCCATGTGCTGGTCATCAGTGACGAATACGTGGGGCTCTACGCATCAAAGAATGCGTTCTATGCTGCCGAAGAGATGCTCGGCGGCTTTTACTTGAAGGATGCATCATGAGAATAGTATGGACAAATGAAGAAAAGCGCGCGCTCCATGAGTGCATGGTAGACCTCTGCTGCTGCAAGCCAAGTTATTCCAGCAAGGCCTTGCTACGCCGCGCGCAAGAGGAGGTCATACCTTACGAGCGCCGGTCTATCATCAGTGACCAGCGTGTCTTTAACTACAAGACTATGATTGCTTCTGCTCGAGCCAAGGCAGAAGAGCATCGCAAGAAGGCTGCTAAGTTGCCGCCCGCGCCCGCCGTGGAGCCCTTGCCCTTGCCTGAGCCGCCGGCCAAGAAGCTAGACACGCTTGGCGAAGTCTTTGAGCTGTTCATCGATGCCCTCGCTGACCGGATCCTTGCAAAGATAGAAGACAAGCAAATTGGGCGGTACGTCACGCAAGATGAATTAGACAAGCCATCTGTCATGCTAGAAAAAGGTTGGCTAGATGCGCACCTAGAAAAGCTTACGATACGCAGCAAGGAGGTCAAGGTCAAGCGGCCAACCTCGTTGATTGTCGGACTCAACGGACATCAGATGGAATGCGTCAAGCAATCGAGACCGGAGATTGACTTCACCTTCGTGACAGCGGAGCAGGCGGTAAGCATGTCGGCATTCAACAAGGATCACACGATCCTCATGACCAAGTTCATCAACCACTCGGTCCAAACTAAGTATCGCAAGCACCCCAATCTGCACTATTGCAATGGGGGTATCAGCGACTTGAAGCATCTGCTACGGATTATCTTTCACAAGGAGACGGTATGAAGTACTTAAAGGCGATTGGAATGTGGCTGCTGCAAGCCACCATTGGCGTGATCATGTTGGGCTTTATGGTGCTCATGCTCTTGGAATGGTCAGCCGGCTGCGGCGAGACGTACGTGGACTCTAGGGGGATCAGGCACCAGAACGAATGCCTGTTCGTCAAGCCATGAACGTATTTCAACACGGCGTTATAAACGGGCTCGGCTGGGTGGCTGTCATGGCCGATGGCTGGATACTCCATACCCATTGGCTGGCAGTGTGGGGATTGGGGCTAATTGTCTACAGCTTGTGGAGTATCTACAAGGACTTGAAATGACCGGATGGAGGAAAAGACAGATCATGGAACAATACTGCGCGCACTGCTTAAAGGAATGCTGCCCCATAACCATTGACGAAGGGATCGGTCAATACGAGTACTGGGGAGCCACGGGAGTTGACATCCGACTTGTGGAGGTCAGCGACTGCTGCGAGGCAGACCTACTTGACGAACTACCTGAGGAGGATGAGGAATGACACCAACACCAAAACTTCGTTGGATTAACCGGCCAATTCCAAATTTCTCTCTTCGTGTTGAGAGGGTTCTCCAGCAGTGGTGGGAACAAGACAACAGCATAAATATGGGGTGGGGTGACATTCAAATATATACACCAAAAGGTGAATGGCGTGATGTGCCAATAGAAAAGGATACCGAATGAAAGTCCTACACACAAAAATCCTTAAAAGCGGCAAAATTCATTTGTTGGTTGAAGTTAGCCCCAAGGAATCCCTGATGTCAATCAAGGAGGACGAGCATTACCAACTTGGTGGGCAAGTCGAAGACATCGTTAAAGGTCACGTCATAACCGAATCGCATGGCGTTTACTGGTGCAGCATTACACAACAATGGGTGGACACATGAAAGACGAAGACGATGACATCCAAGTTTACCAACGCCCTTGGGTGGGGCTGACGGAACGAGAAGTCGATGAGTGTTACGAATTGGTGATGTTTAACCCTGACATAGAACCGACAAGAGTTCTTGTTTATCAAGCCATCGAAGCCAAACTCAAGGAGAAGAACGGATGAAACAGTGGATTAAGCGTATCCTAGGCTCACCAGGTGGTCTCCAGGTCAACAAGGAGTTAAATCCTGTCGATGACTATGTCCTGGTTAATAAGGGCGATCTAGATGGTCTCCTGGCAGAACTTCAGGAACTACGTGGTTTGAACCTGTCGACCGAGGCCAGGGACCTAGACCTGCTGCTGGGGAATATGGAGGCGGAAAACAAAGCTTTGCGGGCCTTGGTAGACTCTCACAACATTGCATCTAGTCCGGCTGGATTGAAATAGGTCTACAATGAATTGCCGACGATTCGCAGTTGCCGGCTGAGAAGTTTTAAGGGGGCCTAACCGCCCCCTTTTTTTATTCCTCGCGGTCGCGCACCTTGCAGCCAAGGTCTGTTGGGTCGATCTTTAAGTAGTCAAAGATGGCCTTACGACGCTTCTCTGACCGAGGCGTTCCGCAGTTAGGACAACCGTGCCCGCACACGGAGCAATAGTTCATGGGATTCTCAAAAGCTTTAACCACGCGCTTCTTGTGTTCCTCACGGCAATGCTCCATCCACTTGGTCCGCCAGCCCTTAATCGCGATCAACTCGTCAATCTTGTCAAGGACTTGCTGAGTGACCTTGCGACCCTTGACTGCGTTGAAGAAGGTGCCTCGGCTTAGATCAAGGCCCTCTGAGGACTCATTGTCGTACAACCGGCTGATGTTGGGGTGGCCTGAGCCATACTCGCTGGCCCAGACGATGATCTTGATGGTGTCTAAATCAAGAGGAGATGTTGCTTCTATTGGTCTGCTCATGATATTTTTCTTTCTAAGTGAATGGAGATTAGATTATACAGCATTCTATACAAATTATGCTATGCTCTAGGAGCCAAAAGACCAAAAAAGCTATAGAGGATATTTTTAGGCTAAACTAAGAGGATCAGTACAACCTTTTAACAGACACGGGGATCTTATGATTTGAAGAAACGAACGAACGATAGAATAGATATTAGTTAAGTGAATTGATACAGCTAGTTAAGCCTAAAAAAACACTCTATAGCGTTTTTGAAAGGGCCTATGTACGCGGTTTCGCACTCCGTATTAGAATAACAAGGAGAAAATATAAGGAGTATCGCGTATGGCTTTCAAGAAAGGTGAGAAGACTCCTGGTGCCGGTCGACCCAAGGGCAGCGTCAACAAGCGCAACGTTGAGCGTCAAGAGATCTTCGACAAGATTGTTGAGAAGCACGGAGATCCTCTCGAGGCATTGGCAGAGATGGCTTTCGACCCTAATCACGACCTACTGGTTCGCAAAGATTGCTTGAAGGAACTGGTTCAGTATGGACACGCCAAGAAGAAGTCGGTTGAGATCACCGGACCTGATGGCGGACCCATTGAAGCAAGGCTCGAGCTTGTCGGGCAGATCACTGGCCTCATCAGCAAGCTGAACGCTGGCGGCAAATGATCCTATCCAAGGCCGAGTTAACGACCATCCAGTCAAACTTAGCGACACTGGATCTGGATGACCTAGCTCACATAGCCTGGAAACTAAAGTGGAAAGCCACGGCTCGTGCGCAGCAGGTAACGCCTGGTGGTGATTGGGGCATTTGGCTGATCTTGGCGGGTCGTGGCTTCGGTAAGACAAGGACCGGAGCAGAGGACATTGGCAACTATGCTGCCGACAACCCTGGCGTGCGCTGCGGCGTCATTGCGCCAACCTCAGGTGACATCCGAGGCGTCTGCTTTGAAGGCGACTCAGGCATCATGAATGTGGTGCCGCATTACCTCATAGACAACTACAACCGGTCCATCGGCGAGATTACCCTGAAGAACGGATCATCGATCAGAGGCTTCTCGGCTGAGGAGCCTAGTCGTTTGCGCGGTCCCCAGTTCCACCGAGTCTGGTGTGATGAGCTGGCTGCCTGGCAGTATGTCGATGAGACATGGGACATGATGAAGTTTGGCCTACGCCTGGGCGACGATCCACGGGTCATCATCACAACGACACCTAAGCCTATCGACCTGGTCCGTAAGCTGATCAAAGACGCGGAGAAAAAGAACAGCCGAATCCATGTGACCCGGGGATCTACCTATGACAACGCCGCGAACCTTGCCAAGTCCTTCCTTGCTGAGATCACACAGTACGAAGGCACGCAGCTTGGACGACAAGAGATCCACGCCGAGGTTATTGACCCCGAAGAGACCGGCATCATCAAGCGTAGCTGGTTCAAGCTCTGGCCGGCCGACAAGCCTCTGCCGCCTCTTGACTACATCGTCATGAGCCTTGACACGGCGTTTACAGAGAAGTCTGTCGACCGCAAGAGCCATGATCCTGATCCAACCGCGTGCTCTGTCTGGGGCGTCTTCCGTCATGAGAAGAAGCCGGCCTTCCTGCTGCTTGACTGCTGGCAAGATCACCTTGGTCTGCCCGGCCTGATCGAACGGGTCAAGAAAGAATGGGCCGTGCGCTATGGCGACGAGGACTTTAGGCCTATGATCAAGCCGTTGATTGGCCCAAAGCAGTCGATGTTCGGTGGCAAGCAGCCTGACCTGATGATCATCGAGGACAAAGGATCTGGCATTAGCCTGCGTCAGATGCTGGCCCGTGAGGACATCCTTGCCTATCCTTACAACCCCGGCCGGGCTGACAAGCTTCAGCGCTTGCACGCGGTCTCGCATTTATTTGCACACGGATTCATTTGGGTGGTAGAATCGGACAAACGGCCTGGGAGCCCTCGCTCTTGGGCTGACCCTTTAATCTCGCAGCTGTGCAGCTTTCATGGTGAAGGATCGATTAAGCATGACGACTTTGTGGACTCAACGACCCAAGCACTCAGGCTGCTTGCTGATCGCAATAGTCTCTCGGTCACCAGAAAAGCTGAAGACAAAGTTGAACGGGAAGCCAAGCCAAGGCTTGTGAACCCATACGCGATCTAACCGGAGCATTGAATGGCTGACAAAGAACAAGAATACGGCGAGATGTACGAGGTTGAGGACGACTCTAAGGTCCGTGATACTGAGGACGGTGGGGCAATGGTCACCATCGATGAATCACCAACACCAGCCGACTCTGAGTTCTACGCTAATCTTGCTGAGAACATGCCCACTTGGGAATTGTCAAGCCTTGGATCCGAACTCTGCGACATCTTAGAAAAAGACAAAGAAGCACGCAAGAAGCGTGATGAGCAATACGAAGAAGGTCTGCGTCGTACAGGCCTTGGCGATGATGCCCCAGGCGGTGCATCGTTCACTGGAGCCAGCAAGGTTGTTCACCCAATGTTGACTCAAGGCTGCGTGGACTTCTCAGCCCGCGTCATGAAGGAACTCTTTCCGCCTGACGGCCCAGCCAAAGACAAGATCATTGGCGAGGCTACTCTTGAGAAGCAAGAAAAAGCAGACCGCCTTGTCAAGTTCATGAACTGGCAGATGACTGAGCAGATGCCCGAGTTTAGGTCTGAGCTTGAACAGCTATCAACTCAGCTGCCCTTGGGTGGCGGTCAGTACCTCAAGATCACTTGGGATCAAAACAAGAAGCGGCCTGTCCCTCAGTTTGTTGCAATCGATGACGTCTACTTGCCGTTTGCTGCAACCAACTTCTATTCGTCTGAGCGTAAGACTCATGTGCAGTACTTGACGCGCATTGAATATCAGAAGCGTGTTGAGTCTGGTATGTACATGGACGTGGACCTGATGGCCAGTCCGCTGCCACCCGACGAATCAAAGGCAGAGACTGCTAACAACAAGATTGAAGGTCGTACTTCAGACAGCTACAACATTGATGGTCTGCGCACCATCTATGAATGCTACATCATCCATGACTTTAATGATGAGTACGGCTTGGCTCCATACGTCATCAGCTTAGACAAGGCAACGCAGAACGTGTTGGCCATCTATCGCAACTGGGAAGAAGAAGACGAGACCCTGCAAGAGATGCAGTGGATGGTTGAATTCCCATTCGTACCTTGGCGTGGCGCTTATCCGATTGGTCTGACACACATGATTGGCGGCCTAAGTGCCGCTGCAACAGGCGCTTTGCGAGCCTTGCTTGACTCTGCCCACATCAACAACTTCCCAGGCTTGCTGAAGCTCAAGTCAGGAACAGGCGGCCAGACAGACCGTGTTGATCCGACCGAAGTGAAAGAGATCGAAGGTTCATTTGGCCAAGACGACATCCGCAAGATGCTCATGCCAATGCCTTACAACCCACCAAGCCCAGTCTTGTTTACGTTGCTTGGCTTCTTGGTTGATGCCAGCCAGAACGTTGTCCGCACGACATTTGAAGACCTAGCTGACAGCAACGCCAATGTCCCTGTTGGAACCACCTTGGCTCGCATGGAACAAGGCATGGTCGTGTTCTCAGCGATTCATGCCCGCTTGCACAACTCAATGGGCCGTGTGCTGAAGCTGTTGTTCCGCCTGAACAAGACCTACTTGACAGAAGCCGAAGTCTACGACGACACAGGCGAACTGCTGGTCAAGCGAAGCGACTTTGATGGCCCAATGAATGTGGTGCCAGTTAGCGATCCCAACATCTTTAGCGAAGCCCAGCGCTTTGCTCAAGTACAGGCCGTCATGCAGCGGGCAAAGGAGATGCCGCAGCTGTACGATCTCCGCAAGGTTGAGACCATGTTCCTTGAGCGCTTGAAAGTGCCTCAAGGTAAGGACCTCTTGCTGCCAGCACCTAAGCCATTGGAGCTGAATGCTGTCAACGAGAACATTGCGATGACCATGCGCCGCCCAGTTGTGGCCTTCCCCGAGCAAGATCACTTGGCTCACTTGCAGGTCCACTTGGACTTCCTGACCAACCCGATGTTCGGCAACAACAAGGCCATTGGCCCAGCATTCATCCCCATGATGCTTGACCACATCAAGGAGCACATGGTCCTTTGGTATGCAACTCAGATCTACCAAGAAGCTTCAGGTGCCGCCGAAGTAGACATTGGCGAGATTCAGAAGGATGCGACGACCGAGGAGAAACAAGCACTCGACAAGCTGCTGGCAACGACAAGCCAGATCGTGACTAAGCAAAGCCAAGAGGCCTTTGGTCAGATCCCGCAGATCATTGAACAAGCCATTCAGACCTTGCAGCAAATGCAGCCGCCTCCTCCACAAGATCCGTCAGCCCAGATTGCTCAGAAGCAGTTGGAAAATCAGCAGGCCAAGGATCAGGCAACGGCGCAGACTGCCCAAGCCAAGTTGGCGCAAGACGCTCAGCTTAAACAAGCAGACATCCAGGCCCGTAGCCAGGATACTCAGGCAACAATCCAGGCTCGCATCCAAGAGTTGCAAAACCAATTGCAGATCGAACAGATTCGTCAACAAGCCGAAGACAGTCGCGTGCAAGCACAGATCCAAGCTCGCTTGGAGATGAACGAGTCAGACAACCAAACAGCCAAGCAGCTTGCTGCCTTAGAGGTAGCAACTGGCGAAAGAATCGCGGTCTCAACAGGGACCGGGATAAACCCCAACCCGCGCTCATAAGGAGTAGATAATGGTAGCAATCAGCTTACACAAACAAATGGCCATGGGTAAAGGTTACCCAAAAGCCAAGAAGATCGCTAGCGATCCTTCACCGACGCCTGGCTTGCCAGACGCAAACTACAAGACCGTGCCCAAGATGAAGACCGAGAAGGTCACAGGCGAAGGCGGCGGTAATGGCGGCACAAACAGCCAGCGTGGAAAAGGTCCTGACCTGATCTCCACCGTCATGGGCGGACGCCGATAAGTGTTAGCAAAAATCATCACGACAATCCGAGCCGAGCAGCATGCACTGGCCATTGAGGCCATCAAAGTGCAGACAGCAGAAGGCAAGGACATCAGCTTCGAATATGGAAAACGTCAGGGCGTCTATGCAGGCCTTGACCGAGCCATCCAGCTGATTGAACGGATCCACCGTGATATTGAAAATGATAGTCGAGATCTTTAACCCCAGCATACGGAGAAGCGAATGCTACTTGAAACCCCCATGTCCTTCACTTACGCCTCATTGGACGAGGCCTTCCCAACTGTAGACTGCTGTCACGAGCCTTTGGGCTCACGCGTGATTGTTCAAGTCCGCAAAGCCAAGAATCAGACGGCTGGCGGTATCTACATCCCGGAAGAAGCGAGAAAAACAGAAGCCAGCAATACACAGATCGCCAAAGTTGTGGCGGTCGGCTCATTGGCTTATAAGAATCGGAACACCATGACGCTGTGGCCTGAAGGCTCCTGGTGTGAAGTTGGCGCCTACGTCCGTGTGCCTAAATACGGCGGTGATCGTTGGACCGTAAGGTCTGGTGACGAGGAGATCGAATTTGTGATGTTCAATGACCTGGACGTTCTTGCCAAGGTCACTGGAGATCCCACTGCGATCCGTGCGTTTATCTAACTGCTGAAAGGAGCAGGCAATGGCTGGAGAAAATATGCTCATCGAAGATGATGAGGACCAAAAGAAGGGTAAGCCTCAGGAAGTCGAGTTTGTCCCCGTAACCACCAAGCAAGGTGAAGAACCGGAAGACGAAGACGACGACCACCCCGAGGATTCGCGTCTCTCAGAAGACAATGAGGACCGCGAAGAACTACGTCGCAAACGCCGCGAAGAGAAGACAGATCGCGCAGCGCGTAGAAAACAGGCGATTGAGCGAGATAAAACAGAGCTCAACTTCCTGAGGCAACGGAACGAGTCGCTTGAAAAGCGCATGTTCCAAGTCGAGAAGTCTGTTGTAGGAAATGCGATCTCAACCATTGATGACCGTATTGCCGACACGCTTGCAGAAGTTAAGGCCGCAGAAAGAATCATTGCCCAAGCCATCGATGCCGGTAACGGTGATGATGTCGCTAAGGCCATGAGGATCCGCGACCAAGCCATGCAGAAGGTGCAGCAGCTACAGGTCCACAAGCACCAGCAGAACCAAGTCGCCCAAGACCTGCACCAGCAATCTCAGCAGCCAGCCCAACAGCCGGCTCAGCAGACTAACGGTCCAGATCCTGACGTCGCGGGCTTTGCCCAAGACTGGGTGTCTAAGAACAGCTGGTATGATCCAAATGCTAAGGACGAGGCCTCGAAGATTGTTTTAGCAATAGATCAGTCTTTGGTAGAATCTGGCTATAATCCAAAAACAGAGGCCTATTGGCGCGAGCTAGACAAGCGAGTGGCCAAGCGATTGCCAGACATTAAAGGAGGCGGGAACTATGACGACAGTCAAGACGATGATCGCCGCGGACAACGCAGAGGTCCGCCTATTGGCTCTAGCAGAGACCAAGCTCCGCAATCTACCCGCCGTGAAGTATACATCTCCCCAGAACGAAAGCAAGCTATGACTGATGCTGGAGTTTGGGAAGACCCTGTCCTACGCCAACGCTACTTGAAACAGTATGCAAAGTGGGACCGTGAAAACAATTCAACTCGCTGAAAGGAGTGAGGAAAATGACTGATGAACGCTTAAAAAAATCCCCTGATCTCGCCCGCCAATCACGTGGAGCCACAGACCGCACTGTGACTGAAGACCGTGCTATTAGCGACGAAGATCGTGTTGAGATGTTTAGATCTCAATTTTTCCAAGACGCATTGCCAGATCTACCAAAGATCCCTGGCTTTCACACATGTTGGTTGACCACCACTAACCCCCGCGACTCCATTCAGCAACGGATCCGGTTGGGTTATCAACCTATTAAAGCCGACGACGTGCCTGGCTGGGAATACGTAACCATCAAGACAGGCGAATGGCAAGGGTTTATTGGTGTCAACGAAATGCTCGCATTCAAGCTGCCTATGTCTCTCTACACACGATTCATGCAAGAAGCTCACCATGACGCTCCTGCACGTGAAGATGAGAAACTTACGGCTATATTGGACAGCATTAAAGAGTCTGCGGCAGCCGCGGGCGGGCGTGTGATTGAAGGTGATGGTATCGCTGCATTGCGCGAAAATCCTGGTCGGGCTAAATTTGAAGAGCTTTGACCTTCCACTAATTTCTCTAATGAGGAAAAGCAAACATGTCTACTACTAGCACACCGTTTGGCTTCCAGCCCGTTTACCACGCAAGTGGTTTCGTGCGCCCGGCAGCCTATACGCTGGCGGACAACGCTGCAGTGACCTTGTTGCAATACCAACCTGTGAAGATCAATACTTCCACTGGTGTTGTAACTCCGGCCGCTGTTGGCGATGCCTTCGTCGGTACCTTTATGGGTGTTGAATTCACCGACAGCGATGGCCGTCGTCGTGTATCCAACAAGTTCCTTGCGAACACCCCTGCAACTGATGTGACCGCGTACATCACGCGTGATCAAGCGATTGTTTATCAGATCCAAGCAAATGGCGCTGTGAACATTAGCAACATCGGCAACCAATATGACTTTGGTTCGATCACCGCCGGTTCTACCGTCGTGGGTCTAAGCACAGCCGTGTTGGACACTGCCTCACTTGTAGCTTCAGGCGGCACTGCCCAAATGCGCGTGATCGGTATCACACCCGGTCCCGATAACGCATGGGGTGATGCTTATACAATTGTCCAAGTTCAGATCTCTGAGCATCAGGACGTTGCCACCATCAACGCTTACTAAGGAGCTAAAAAATGGCTGTCCCAATGCGCAGTACGGACTTTAGGTCCATCGTTGAGCCCATCTTGAACGAAGAGTTCGATGGCTTGTATAACCAACGCGCTGATGAGTGGAAACAAGTTTTCACTGAGCGTAATGGTATCCCACGTAACTACCACGAAGAACCCGTCTTGTACGGTTTCGGAGCGGCTCCTGAGTTGCCTGACGGCATGCCAGTGACCTACCAATCTGGTGGCGTCCTGTTCAATGCACGTTACGTCTACAAGGTCTACGGTCTGGCTTTTGCCCTGACCAAAGTCTTGGTAGAAGACGGCGACCACATCTCTATCGGTCAGACTTACGCCAAACACTTGGCGCAGTCCCTGATTGAGACGAAAGAAACCCTGTGTGCCAACATCCTGAATCGCGCTTTCAATAGCTCGTATGCAGGTGGTGACGGCGTGTCGTTGGTTAACTCCGCACACCCTATTGCTTCCGGCACATTCAGCAACGTGTTGACCACTGCTGCCAACTTGTCACAGACCTCGCTTGAGCAGATGCTCATCCAGATCCGCAACGCCATTGACAACAATGGTAAGCGTATCCGTTTGACACCTACCAAGTTGGTGTTGAGCCCAAGCAACGTGTTCCAAGGTGAAGTGCTGTTGAAGTCCGTCCTGCGTGCGGGTACTGGCAACAACGACATCAACCCGATCAACTCGATGGGTATGATCGACGGCGGCCAAGCTAACTTGTCACGTTTGACTTCAACTACCGCTTGGTGGGTGCAGACAGACGCTAAGGTCGGCTTGCAGTTGATGATGCGTCGTAAGCTTGAGAAGAGTATGGAAGGCGATTTTGAAACCGACTCCATGCGCTACAAGGCTACCGAGCGTTACATCCCAGGTTGGACAGACCCACGTACCATCTACGGTACTGCTGGTTTGTAAAAACCTGAAAGGGAAGGGGACCTTGGTCCCCTTCTCCATTTTTTAATTTGTCAAGCTTTTCAAGGAGAAGACAACATGCCTCAATATTCAGATGACCTCTTTTTAGGTTCCGCCGTTACTTACATGGGAATGAACTTAGGTGATCCCTCACCTATGTCCCAAGGCGTTGGACCTCTCGGCCGTATCTACGTGTGGGACTCCGTGCCCCTCGCCAAAGGTGCTGCCAACATTGCTGCTGCTTCCGTATGGACTAGCGCAGTGACTCTTACTGCTGGCACCGGCGTCACCTCGACGACCACTGCTGCAGGTGCCGCCGTACTTCAGTTGGACGTGCCACGTGTAGTGACCGTGACAACTGGAGCAGGTACACCAACAACCCGCAACGTGACCGTATCCGGCTTTGACATCTACGGTCAAGCCATGAGCGAAGTGATTGTCACCGGCACCGTGCAATCCACGACTACTGCAGGCAAAAAAGCCTTTTACCAGATCTCTAGCGCCACAATCAGCGGCTCTGCTGTTGTAACTGTGTCTGTTGGAACTGGCGACGTTTTTGGCTCTCCAATTCGCTTCACTAACTTAGGCTACTTGTCTCGAGTGGGTTGGAACAATGTCTTGGCTGAAGATGCCGCCACAGCAGTCTCTGCAGTGACAACCACAGCGACTACAACTACCGGTGACGTTCGCGGCACAGTGGCTCCTTCGTCTGCAGCTGACGGTTCTAAACGCTTGGTCGTAGCGGTCCTGTTGCCTGCATTGGCAGCTGGTCCTAATGCAACTCGCGTTGGCGCTCTTGGCGTGACTCAGGCCTAATTAACCAGGGGGCTTCGGCCCCCGTCTTTAGGAGACTGAATTATGGCTTCACTAACCAATGTATTTGCCGTCCATGAAGATGCGACTGGCACGATGTACGCTGGCGCAACAAACTTAGCAGGGTATCAACTTGCTTCGGGTGGGACTGCCGGAGAGATTGTTTTTCGCGACGGCGGTTCTGGTGGCACTGAGCGCCTGCGCTTAAACATTACAACCAACACAGCCGTCATTTCAACATTGCTGCCAGGAACAGGGATTAGGTTTAACACTAACATCCACGTGACCCTGCCAGCAGCCGCGGCGGTTACAATTTTCTGCGGGTAAGCCATGTCAAACATAAAGATCACGGATTTACCAGCAGGCACCACGCTTGTTGGCACCGAGCTTTTTGAGTCGGTCCAATCGTCCACCTCTGTTAAGCTCACTTCTGACCTGATCAAGGCTTTTGCCAACTCTGCGCCAACCTTGCTGGTTGAGACAGCCAACACTAACACTCCAGCTACTGCTGCAACCTTGAGTCATCAGACTTCAGGCACGGCAGCTGCTGGTATTGGAACACGTCTTGCTTTTCAGTGCGAGACTTCAGCCAGTAACGTTGAGATTGGCGCCTTACTTTCTGCTGTTTCCACAAATGTAGGCGCAGGCACCGAGGCCTTTAACTTGCAAGTCTTGTTGATGGCAGCGGGTTCATCAGCTGCGGCGGTTGCTACCTTCAACAGTAACGGCAACTTTGGCATCACTGGCAACACCATCAACATTCCAGTCTCAAGAACGCCAGCTTCAGCATCGGCCACTGGTACGGCTGGGGACATTTGCTGGGATGCAAGCTACATCTACGTGTGCGTAGCAACTAATACGTGGGAACGGGTGGCGATTGCAACATGGTAAACGATCACAAGTTTGGTAAAGGCGGAGGCACTTTGTTTGTAGCAAAGGGCGGAGCTGTCTGGGCTCGCAAAGAAGGACAAAATCCTAAAGGCGGACTTAACCAAAAAGGTCGTGATGCCTATAACAGCAAGACCGGCGGCAATCTAAAGCCTCCAGTATCGTCTAAGCAGGCAGCAAAAAGCCCCAAGGCCGCAGGACGTCGCAACAGTTTTTGCGCGCGAATGTCCGGCATGCCTGGTCCAATGAAAGATGACAAGGGCCGACCAACTAGGAAAGCCCTTGCCCTTAACAAATGGGACTGTTGATATGATGGGAAATAAAATGGCCTTCGCAAAAGGAGGCAAAGTAAAAGCACCTTGGGATAAGCCAAGGCCAAAGGATCTGCCAAAGCCTAAAAAACTAGCGCCTGCTGCAAAAGCTAGCGCCAAGGCCGCAGCCGCAGCCGCCGGACGCCCCTATCCCAACCTTGTAGATAACATGCGGGCAGCCGCAAAAAGGAAATAATATGGGAAAAAATATTCAATACGGGGAATTTACTTTCCCATCTTCATCTGCTCGTCCAACTGGTCGTTCGGTGTCTACGGCAAAGTCCACAAAAGGCATCCCTAAGGCCATGTACGATGCCCCTCACGCCATGAAAGATGGCGGATACGCCAAGGGCGGTCCAAAAATGAAGGCAAAACGCGAACCAGAAGCCGTGGTCCGTAGGGAAGTGGCTCTTTTGCGTAAGTCGGGAGCCCCAAAAGCCATGATGAGTCACGAAGTGCGTGAAATGTCCGGCGAGATGGACACTCCGGCCACTAAAAGTGCCGAAGTGGGCATGATGCGTAAGGCAAGAGCTCCTCTGACCATGATCAAGGAAGAGATGATGGAGCCAGCGGGCATGAAAAAGGGCGGAAAAGCAGGTTGCTATGCTGAAGGCGGTCAATTTGCGGCAAGCGCCCGCCCCAAGATGGCAGCCGAAGGCAAGGCTGTGAACAAAATGGCCAAGAAGTTTGGTACCGAGACCCAAAAGTACGCCAAAGGCGGGGCGGTTGAGGCAAAGCTTGAAAAGCATGCCAATATGCCTGCTGGAAAAGCTCATGGCCCAGGCGCCGGGAACAAACTTGCTAAAGGTGGCGTGCCAACTTTCTCAAAAGTTCCAAAATTCGGACAAATGAAGTAAAATAAGAGCAATCCCCGGGGTCTGCCACTGACGGCAAGCCGAAACTTAATGAATAGGAGCAGATCCGGTGGCAGTTTCAGGCACAGTCAGCACGACGGTTTTTAATACGCGTAAGGTCGTTGACCATGCGTATCGTCGTTGCCGCATCCCTCCTGAAGGCATCTCATCCGAGCAAATCAGCTTTGCTTTGGATACTCTCTATCTCATCCTAAGCATGTTGGCCAATCGTGGTCTGCAGCTTTGGTGTATTCAGAGCTATTTGATGCCTCTCTATCAGGCGCAGGGCTTAATGACGTTGCCTAACGGCGTTGTTGACATCCTCAACACAAACTTGCGAACAGTTGAAGTTCTTAACGCGACTACAACAAACACAATCACCTCGACAACCTATCAAACAATTTTCTCAGCAGCGACGCAAGTCACTACTGTCGGAATTGAATGGTCAGGAGCGTCGACTAGTTATGCACTAGAAACATCTTCGGATGGCTCTGCCTGGACAACTCTTGAAACAGAGGCCAATCCAAATGCAGTGGCTGGTAATGTTACATGGGTTGACATTCAGGGCTCCCTAGCGACCCTCTATTTCAGAGTGAGAGCTACAACAGGAACCTTAAATCAAACACAGGTGATACTAGCGAACACGCCAAACGAGATCCCTATGGCGCGCTTGAACCGTGACGATTACGTCAACTTGCCAAACAAAGCATTTCAAGGCCGCCCACTACAGTTCTGGGTTGATCGTTTGCTTAATGCCCCTGTGCTTTACTTGTGGCCTGTTCCATCAGCTCAATTTGTCACTGCCCAAGCGGTTGTGTGGGTCAAGCGCTACATCATGGATGTAGGTACTATGACTCAAGAGATTGAGATCCCCCAGCGCTGGTATGACGCCATTGTTTACGTGCTTGCTTCACGACTGGCGGAAGAGACTCCAACCGTGGATCCTCAGATGATCGCTATCTTGGATCAGAAGGCGCAGCGAGCCCTGCTTGAAGCAGAGAACGAAGAGCGCGACGATTCGCCAATCTACTTGACTCCTAATATTGCGGTGTACACAAGATGAGCATTTGGCTTGATACTCGCGGGCGAAGCACATTGGGCATTGGCCTGTGCGCCCGTTGCAGCCGCAAGATGAGCCTTGATGAGTTGTTCTCAGACCCAAATTCACCCGGGCTAAGAGTTTGCCGTGAGGACCTGGACAACCTTGATCCTTATCGCTTGCCTCCTCGTCAACCCGACAATATCAACTTGCCTTTCGTAAGACCTGATGCTCCGCTCAACACTGATCCAGCTGGCCTGGTTACTGAGGATGACAACAGCTTCCTGATCGGCACCAATGACGAGTACCTGATACCATGACAGTACCATCAAACCTCGTACCAACGTCGATCTCCCAGCTGCCCGTTGCGCCAAACCCGACGTCGTCGGCAACCATGGTCTGCGTGATCAGCGGCATCACATACCAGGTTCCATTTATAGACCTGCAATCGACTGTCTCGGTCCCGGCTTCTCGCTTAATCAACACGGGCGGCGGACTCCAGGGCGGCGGAGATCTTTCGCAAGACCGCACCCTGAGCATTGCAACCGGAGGCGTGACTAGCGACAAACTAGCTGTCAGCGGCGTGACCGCTGGTACGTATGGCTCTGGCGCGTTAGTTCCAGTAGTCACTGTAGACAGTAAGGGCTTGGTCACGAGTGTCTCTACGACCGCCCTAGTCATTTCTGGATATGTTCCTGATACCCGCCAGATCATTGCAGGCAGTGGTCTGACGGGTGGCGGTAACTTGCAGGCAGATCGGACACTTTCGGCCAATTTTGCGTCAGCCGCTCCTGAAGCCTTAGGAACTGCTTCAACCGGGTCGGATGACACCATCGCCCGCGGCGACCACGTTCACCCTGCGCTAGACTTTGCAAACCTGACCGAATACACGGGCCTGCTGCCATTGACGCAAGGTGGAACAGGAACGCAGGTCAACAACCTGACTGCTGGAGCCATCTGGTACAACGACGGCAGCAACGGCTTCCTACAGAGCGTTCAAGGTACAAACGGCCAGGTCTTAGTCTCAGGGGGCGCTTCGGCTCCAGTATGGGGATCTGCCTTGATTGTGTCAGATCAACCGGCCAACTATGTCTACGCCGGCCCTGCTTCAGGACCCTCTGCGGCCACTGGCTTTCGCTTGCTTGTCAACGACGACGTTCCAAGCACGTTGACCGGCAAGTCAATGAGCGGCAGCACAAATACGTTCACAAACATCCCTAACGCAGCTCTGACCAATTCATCGGTCACTTTTAACGGCCAAACGGTCGCTCTAGGGGCTTCAGGTACGATTACGGCTACGGCAACCAACGCCCTGACAATTGGAACCGGCTTGTCTGGAACCAGCTACAACGGCTCGACAGCCGTGACTGTTGCAATTGCAAATAGCGGAGTGGCTGCAGCTACTTACGGGTCGGCTTCTCAAGTTCCTGTGGCGGCAGTAAACGCCCAGGGCCAGATCACGTCAGTGACCAATACGGCCATCTCCATCGCTTCAAGTGCGATTACAGATAAGGGCCTTGCTAATGGTCTCGCCACCTTGGATTCGGGTGGTACAGTTCCTTTGTCCCAAATTCCTGCCTCAATTCAAGGTGGAGTAAGCTACCAAGGAACATGGAATGCCTCAACAAACACTCCTACCTTAACGTCGGGAGTTGGAACTAAGGGCTACTATTACGTTGTCTCAGTTGCTGGTTCTACAAACCTAGACGGCGTTACCACTTGGAACGTTGGCGACTGGGCTATTTATAGCGGAACGGCCTGGCAGAAGGTAGACAACACCGACGCCGTAACTTCTGTCAACGGCTTTACCGGCACGGTCGTCCTTACAAACACAGACATTAGCGGGTTTGGCACAATGTCAACCCAAAATGCAAATGCCGTGGCAATTACGGGGGGCACAGTTTCTAGTATCACGCTAGCCACATCAGCTCTTGGCACCCCAACGTCAGGCATACTGACTAACGCGACTGGTTTGCCTTTGACAACCGGCGTGACTGGTACTCTACCAATCGCAAACGGAGGCACAAATGGAACAACTGTGCCAACTTCTGGAGCCGTACCTTACGGCACCGGAACAGCTTATGGCTTCAGCACGGCTGGAACATCTGGCGACTTTTTAATCTCAGGGGGTACCGGTTCGCCTACCTGGACTAGCACAATCTCTGGAGGAACTTACTAATGACCACGATCCTGATTAAGAAAAAGGACACCGCCGGGGCACCTACAGCAGGCGACCTGACTAATGCAGCTGGTGGCACTGAGATTGCCGTCAACACTGCTACCAAGCGCATCTACACTAAGGACAGTGGCGGCAACGTTGTTGAGCTTGGCACAAACGCTGGTTCGTCTACTATCGACGCGCTGACGGTGGTCACATCTGAAACTTTGTCATTTGGCACGGCTTCTACTGCTTTGGCTTTAGATGCGAGCAAGAACATCGTGAGCGTGACTAATACGGGCACCGGCAATAACGTACTGGCGACTAGTCCTACGCTTGTGACTCCTATTTTGGGCACCCCAACGTCAGGCACCCTGACAAACGCGACTGGTCTTCCTTTGTCGACCGGTGTGACAGGCACCCTGGTAACAACTAACGGCGGTACAGGCCTGACGTCTTTCACTGCGGGCGACCTTACCTACTACGCAGCAGGCACGTTGTTGTCCAAGCTTGGAATTGGCACCGCAGGGCAAATCCTAACCGTCAACTCAGGAGCCACAGCACCTCAATGGTCTTCTTTATCTGGTGTGGCGGTTACGACTATTTCAGGGGGCACAACAGGTCTTACTCCGGCAACAGCAACTTCAGGTGCAGTCACTTTGGCTGGCACTTTAATTGTGGGCAACGGCGGTACAGGCGCAACCACCCTGACCGGCGTTCTTAAAGGTAACGGAACCTCAGCGTTTACTGCGGCAACCGCAGGAACTGACTACGTTGCCCCCGGCACTGCAACCACCTTTACTGCACTCCAGACCTTTGCGGGTACTTCGTCAAACGCTGACTTGAAGACCTCCAACATTCTTGAAACTGCGACTATCTCTGCAACTGCAGCGACTGGAACAATCAATTTTGATACAACAACCCAATCGGTTCTGTACTACACCACCAATGCAAGCGGCAACTTCACCGTGAACTTCAGAGGTTCTAGCGGCACAACACAGAACACCATCATGGCTACGGGCGAGTCTTTGTCTGCTACCTTCTTGGTGACAAACGGTGCTACGGCCTACTACAACAGCGCAGTGACCATTGACGGTTCTTCTGTCACACCTAAGTGGCAGGGTGGCACAGCCCCAACAAGCGGGAACGCAAGCGCCATTGATAGCTACACCTACGTCATTATCAAAACGGGAAGTGCCGCATTTACCGTGCTGGCTTCCGTAACCAAGTTCGCTTGAGGTTATAAATGCCCCGTCTATCAAAAATTGGTGCAGCCGCTTTAGCAGCCTTTGGGTGGACTTCGGGTACATCCGCTGTCAGTGCTAGTTACCTAGTCGTTGCTGGCGGTGCTGGCGGGGGTAAGCGTATTGGTGCAGGTGGGGGTGCGGGTGGTTATAGAACTGGTACGGCATCACTTAATCCAACGCTTTCATACACAGTTACTGTCGGTGCTGGCGGTGCTGGTTCAGGCGTTTATTCTTCTATTGGTTCAAGTGGCTCTGATTCCGTTTTTAACGCAATAACTTCCACAGGTGGTGGCGGCGGTGATTCGAGCAACCCATCTAAGGGTGGCGGTTCGGGTGGTTCAGGCGGGGGTTCTGCTGACGGCGGTACAGTTGGTTCAGGAAATACCCCATCTACATCCCCAAGCCAAGGAAATAACGGCGGCGTGGGGAGTGGAAATTCTCCCAATTACGGTTCAGGCGGCGGCGGTGGTGCATCTGCTGTTGGTGGCAATGGTTCAGCAACTGTTGCAGGTAACGGCGGTGCTGGTACAGCCTCATCTATCTCAGGTTCTAGCGTTACATACGCTGGTGGTGGTGGTGGTGGCTCTTATGGTGGAACTGCTGGTAGCGGCGGCGCTGGTGGCGGTGGAGCAGGTACAACATCTGATTCAACTGCAACCGCAGGTACAGCCAATTTAGGTGGTGGCGGTGGTGGATGTGGTGGAATCAGTAATTCCTCAGGAACGACCTTTGGTGGTCAAGGCGGCAGCGGCGTTGTAATTATCTCCTATGCTGGCGCACAACAATTCAGCGGTGGTGTAGTTACCTCATCAGGCGGCAACACCATCCACACATTCACTACATCGGGAACTCTTGGCCCTGTTACCCCATTGTCTGCAAACTACCTTGTGGTTGCTGGTGGTGGTTCGGGTGGTGGCGGTTACTTTGCGGGTGGTGGTGGGGCTGGTGGTTTACTGTCAGGCTCATCCTTAACCATTGACCCTTACTCTACATATCTTGTTACTGTTGGGGCTGGTGCTGCTGCGGTAAGCGGTAATTCAACCAATGGCTTGCAAGGTTCAAATTCTGCATTTAGCATGGTTGCAACTGCTGCTGTTGGCGGCGGTTACGGTGCTGGATACGGCGGTAGTGGCGTTGTTGGTGGTGTTGGCGGTTCAGGCGGCGGCACTGCTGCAAACGCATTGGCTACCGTAGCGGCTGGCACATCAGGCCAAGGTAACGCTGGCGGTCAATCTAGCAACAATGGCGGTGGTGGTGGCGGTGGCGCAGGTTCTGTCGGCGGCAATGCGGGTGCAAGTTTTGGCATAGGCGGCACAGGTTCTGCATCAAGCATTTCAGGTGCGTCCGTTACTTATGCGGCTGGGGCTGCTGGTGGAATTACTGGTGTTGGCAATGGTGCAAGCGGAACCGCAAACACTGGCAACGGCGGCGCAGCATCTAGCGCATCAGGCGGCACATCGGGCGCTGGCGGTTCAGGCGTAGTCATCATCTCTTACGCTGGCTCTACGCAACTCATGGCTGGTGGAGTAGTAACGATTGCTGGCGGTAATGTCATCCACACATTCAACTCAAGCGGCTACCTGACACCCTTGACGCTGCTTACCCGCAGCCTACGGTTTCGGTCTAGTGCATCTGCTTATTTAAATCGGACTCCTGCAACGGCTGGTAATCGTAGGACTTGGACGTATAGCACTTGGGTTAAATTAGGTTCTTTATCAACCACCCTAAACCTACTATATGCATATTCGGCTGATACTGACAGTGGTTTGTGCCAATTAAGTTATCAATCTAACCAATTAAGAATTCAAGGAATTTCAGCATCTTTTGTAATGGTATCAACTGCTGTTTACCGTGACCCTTCTGCTTGGTATCATGTTGTGTATAGCGTTGACACTACACAGGCGACTGCTGCTAACCGTGTTCGTGTGTATGTCAATGGCGTAGAAATTACGGCGTGGTCTACAAACACACCTCCACCACAAAACACCGACACAGCAATTAACAACAATGTTGCCCACAACATTGGTAGAAACACAAGAAACTCAAACGACTATTTTGACGGCTACCTAGCAGAAGTCAACTTCATTGACGGACAAGCCCTAGCCCCAACAGCGTTTGGAACATTCAACAGTTACGGTGTATGGCAACCCATCACCTATGGCGGCTCATACGGCACAAACGGCTTCTATTTGCCTTTTAGCGCAACTGCACCTACGGGAACTCCAGCGGTATCGGCTAGTTATTTAGTCGTTGCTGGCGGTGCTGGCGGTGGTCAAGGCGGTGGCGGTGCTGGTGGATTGCTTTCAGGCACGACTTCTTTGCCTACAACATCGTCATACGCTGTCACCGTTGGCGCTGGCGGTGCGGCGACTACTTATGTAAGTGGAGCAGGTGTTAACGGTATTAACGGTTCAAATTCCGTTTTTAATGCACTAACATCTATCGGTGGTGGCGGTGGTGGCGCTGGTCAGGCTGGTTCATACAATGGCTCAAGTGGCGGTTCTGGTGGTGGTGCAGGTTCAACTTATTCAACCGCAAATTCAGGCGGTGCTGGAACTTCAGGACAAGGTAACGCTGGCGGAAATGCAACTGCTGGAGCCGTAGATTATGTTACTGGCGGTGGCGGCGGTGCTGGTGCAGTTGGTGGGTCACGTTCAGGAAATACATCTGGTTCAGGTGGAGCAGGAACTGCTTCTTCTATTAGTGGGTCTTCCGTAACTTATGCTGGTGGCGGTGGTGGTGGCTCTCGTACTCCACAAGGTACAAGTCCAGGCTCTGGCGGCTCTGGCGGCGGTGGGGCAGGTTCTGGCACTGGTACTGGTACAAGCGGAACTGCCAATACTGGCGGTGGTGGCGGTGGTGCTTGTCAGAGCGGTGGCGGTAATCCAGCCAATTGCACTAGCGGAGCAGGTGGCTCTGGTGTGGTCATTATTTCCTACGCTGGCGCACAAAAGTTCACTGGCGGCACAGTTACCACTTCTGGTAGCAACACAATCCACACATTCACGACTTCTGGCGTGTTGACTTACAACCTTGGGACTGACTTCAGCCCACAGGGTAACAACTGGACAACCAACAACATCAGCACAACATCGGGTTCAACCTACGACAGCATGACCGATGTGCCTACGTTGACCAGTGCTACGGCTGCGAACTATTGTGTTTTCAATCCTTTGGATGCAGACACATCTGCGCTTAGTGTTGCGTTGACAAATGGAAATTTAACAGCCTCTGGCACAACCTATGCCGTTTCTCTTTACTCTTGCACATTCCAAGTGCCTACATCTGGCAAATGGTATTACGAGTTTGTTTATTCCTCGCTAACATCAGTGGCGGTTGTAGGCATCCGTAGTTATGCAACTGGTTCAACTGACGTCCAGTATTTGTCAAATGGCAATAAAATTGTTGCTGGGGCTACTACAGCCTACGGTTCAACTTGGACAACTGGAGACACTATGGGTGTAGCGGTTAACCGTGACGCTGGAACCATCACTTTTTACAAAAACAACACCTCGCAAGGGGTAATCACTATTCCAACAAACACTGCTGCTTTTGACATGGCTTGGAACAGTTTGGCTCCTTACGGAACGGCGTCTGTCAGCGTGAACTTTGGTCAACAGCCTTGGACATATACCCCACCATCAGGCTTTGTTGCCATCAACACATTCAATATGTAAGGAAAAGACATGGCAACTACTTACGCAATTCCTGACGGTCGAGTGGCAATGGCGGCTACGACTTATACAGGCAATGGTGGGACACAGGCTGTGTCAAACGCAGCCAATGGTGTGTCAATGCAGCCCGACTTTGTTTGGGTTAAGTCACGCAGCAATGCATATAACCATCTTCTTTATGATTCAATCCGTGGAGCAGGAAAAGCGTTGATTTCCAACTCAACAAGCGCAGAGGGTGGAAATTCTGCAGATTTGCTCGGCTCATTTAACTCAAATGGTTTTTCTGTAAACAATACATTTGGCGGTGGCTCAGACCCTAGCACCAACGGCAACGCCTCAACTTTTGTAGGCTGGCAATGGAAAGCAGGAGGCACTGCTGTCTCCAACACAGCAGGAAGCATCACATCATCTGTAAGTGCTAACACCACGGCAGGGTTTAGTGTGGTGACTTATACAGGGACAGGGGCTAACGCTACGGTGGGTCATGGTTTGGGTGTTGCGCCTAGCATGATTATTGTTAAAAATCGCAGTAGTGCAGCAACTGCATGGCTTATAGGATTTACTTTTTCTGGTTTCAATTGGGGAACTGATTATTTTCAATTTGATACTAGCGCAAAACGAACAGACGGTGCGGGAACTGTTTTTACTACAACGCCGTCTTCAACAGTTTTTTCAATTGGCTCAAATGGAAGTATAAATGGCTCAACTGCAAACACGGTAGCCTACTGCTTCGCACCAGTAGCAGGGTATTCAGCCTTTGGCAGTTACACAGGCAATGGAAGTGCTAATGGGCCTTTTGTGTACCTTGGGTTTAGACCTAGATTCTTGATGATAAAAAGAAGCGATAGCACAGGTGATTGGCTCGTCTACGACACATCAAGAGACACCTACAATGTGATGCCATTTATTCTTTTGGCTAATAGTTCTGCCGCTGAAAGTAGTGGTAATTCCGTAGTTGATGCCCTGTCAAATGGATTTAAATTAAGAAATACTTTTCCTGACCATAACGCCTCTGGCGGCACATACATCTACATGGCCTTTGCCGAAAACCCTTTTAAATACGCTAACGCTCGCTAAGGAGAAATCATGAGTCATTTTGCAAAAGTAGAAAACGGTCTAGTAACCCAAGTGGTTGTAGCCGAGCAGGAATTCATCGACACAGGTGCGCTTGGTCACGGATGGGTTCAAACCTCGTACAACACCATTGGCGGCGTACACACCCAAGGCGGCACTCCACTGCGGGGCAACTACGCTGGTGTAGGCTTTACCTATGACGCTACCAATGACGTGTTCTACGCACCCCAACCCTTTGACAACTGGGTAATGAATTCATCGTGGCTATGGGTTCCCCCAGTTGCTATGCCTGTTGACGAATACTTCTACACATGGAACCAAGAGACAGCCGCATGGGTGCAAGGCGACCTACGCCCAATCCCTGAGCCAATCCCTGAGCCAATCCCTGAGCCAATCCCTGAGCCAATCCCTGAGCCAATCCCTGAACCTGTGGTTGAGCCAGTGGTAGAACCCGTGGTTGAAGCGGTAGTTGAGCCTGTGGTAGAACCCGTTGTGGAGCCTGAAGTAGTGGTTGAGACTCCAAAGGTAGAGGAATAATGGAATATCAGATATTTTTTAATGCTGCCGTAGGCTTGGCGGCTTTCTTTGGCGGCTGGGTGCTTAACAACATCACAAAGGCCATTGAGCGCCTCGATACCGATGTTCGTAATATGCCGCATGACTACGTCAGCAAAGACGACTATCGAACCGACATCAAAGAAATTAAAGATATGCTCGGTAAGATTTTTGACAAGCTCGACACAAAAGTGGACAAGTGATTGATGCGATTGCTTCCGTTCAGCAGCCGTGGCCCAACACCGAGACAAGAATTGTGTTGGTGTGCCGTGTCGTCTTGCCGAGCGAAAAGTATGGCTCAAATGAGTTTTTAGACAAAGACGGGAGGGTTTGCCGTTGGGTTCTGGAGGTCAAGAATGATCGACCCAATTAGTGCGTTTGCAATAGCCCAAGGAGCCATTAAAGGTATCCAGGCTGCAATCAAGATGGGCAAGGATGTCCAAGGCATCACAAGCGATGTGATGAAGTTCTTTGATGCAAAGGACGTTGTTGCAAAAGAGGCGATTAAGGACCCAAAGAAAAAGTACAGTTCCGCCGCCAGTCAGGCAATGAGTACGGTCATGCAGTTGCATGAACTCAATAAAGCCGAGGAAGAACTGAAGTGGCACTTTATCAACCAAGGGCAGTCGGCGCTTTGGGGACAGATTGTACAGGAGCGCAACAGCATAGTGCAGCGCAGGAAGACGCAAGAGATACTAGACGCCAAGGCGGCAAAGAACCGCAAGGCCGAGATAGACGAAGTGATAACGATGGCTTTATGTGTTTTGGTAGCCGCGGCTATATTCATGCTGGTAGCGTGGGGCGTAATTGAAATGAAAGGGAAATTTTAATGTTTGACATCACCGGACTACTAGCAGTCGGCGGCAAGTTAATCGACAAGCTGATCCCTGACCCCGAAGCCAAGGCCAAAGCACAATTGGAACTTGCCACGCTTGCCCAAAATGGTGAACTGGCTAAGATGGCAAACGAAACCGAAATCTACAAGACGGAACAAAACAATGTCACGGAGCGTTGGGCGGCAGACGCAAATACTGATAGCTGGCTTGCTAAAAATATCCGTCCTCTTAGTCTTGTTGCTATCTTTGTTGGGTATTTTCTGTTTGCGCTTATGTCAGCTTTTGGTTACGACGCAAAAGAATCGTATGTCCAATTGCTCGGACAATGGGGGATGCTCATCATGTCCGCGTATTTTGGCGGCAAAACGCTTGAGAACATCATGGAGATGAGGACTAAGAAATGAACCTCTCACCCCACTTCACCCTTGCCGAGTTAACCGTCACCGACCACCGTGAGTTTGACAACAGCCCAACCCAAGAGGAAATCAGCAACCTGCAACGCTTGGCGCAACTGCTGGAACAGGTCAAAGAAGCCATCGGCGGTAAGCCAGTGATGATTAACTCGGCCTTCCGCTGCAAGCAGGTCAATGATGCCGTGGGGAGCAAAGACTCTAGCCAGCACCGTCGAGGCTGCGCGGCTGACTTTCGCGTGCCAGCAATGACCCCTGACGAGGTAGTCCGCGCGGTCATTGCCGCAGGTCTACCCTTCGACCAGATCATCCGCGAGTACGACCGCTGGACGCATATCAGCATCCCCAACACAGAAAGTGCAGAACCCCGAGGCCATGCGCTTATAATCGACAAGGAAACCCCTCGAGGTAGGCCTTTTGCATAAGGAAGAATAATGCCACAAGCAATGACCTTTACGTCGCTGCAAAACGACGTCCGCAGCTACCTGGAACGTGGGGCCTCTGTCGTCACGGACCCATTGGTCTATGCTCAGATCCCAAGTCTGATCAACTTTGCAGAACGGCGCATCAGCCGCGACCTGAAAATTCAGGGCTTTCAGGTGGCCGTCGTGACAAACCTGCAAGCCGGAGTTGCCGTCCTTGCCAAGCCAGACCGCTGGCGCGAGACTATCTCTATGAACATTGGAACCAGTACCGGCAATAATACGCGCGTCCAGCTGTTCTCAAGGGCTTATGAGTATATTAGAAGCTACTGGCCCAACGATACTTTGACAGAAGAGCCGGTGTTCTACGCTGACTACAACTACACCAATTGGATCATTGCCCCAACGCCTGATTCTGCCTATCCAATTGAGATCTTGTACTACGAGTTGCCGGTTTTGTTAGACGACAACACGCAGACCAACTGGCTGACACAATACGCCCCCAACTTGCTGTTGTATGCAACCCTGTTGGAAGCCACTCCATTCTTGAAAAACGACGAACGAATCCCAGTCTGGCAAGCCATGTACCAATCAGCCGCGCAAGCATTGCAAGGCGAAGACATGAGCAAGATCTTAGACCGCGGTGCCGTGAGAAACGAGGCCTAATATGACCACCTACACCAACATCTTTGGCGGCAGCAACATCTCTCCTGCAGAGATTAGCTACGCCACCGTCAGCCTGACGGCCAATACAACTTTTGACTGGGCTCTTGAAACAGCCCCTTCGACAAACTTGATTGCTGGCATCATGGATGTCACGGCCACTGCGGGTCCTTGGAGCCTGACCTTGCCCAGTGCCCTGGAGGCATCAACTGGGCAAGCCATCCTGTTTAACAACGTTGGGGCCAATTCCTTTATCATTCGGAATGCGGCCGGGACGCAAGTAGCCGCACCTGCCGCCGGCCAAGTATGGCAGATCTACCTGACTGACAACACGACAGCAGGCGGTACCTGGCTTGCATTCCAGTTTGGCGCGTCCATCTCGGCAGCAAATGCGGCTTCCTTGGCCGGGACTGGCTTAGTCGCCATTGGTTCTCTCTTGTCCCTGGCCATGCCAGTCACGTTTTTTGGAACCAGCTACACGGCCGGTATCGACGACCGGGCTAAGACATTTATATGGAATGGAGGAGCTGGTACTCTTACTAGCGCGGCCGCCGGAACCCTTGGAAACAACTGGTTTATCCAGCTTCGCAACGAAGGCACTGGAGCGCTTTTGGTAGACCCTCCGGGTTCTCAGACCATTAACGGGTCGTCTACCCTAAGCTTTCAGCCTGGTGATTCTGCCATTATCTTTACGGATGGCAGCAACTTTTATACCTTAGGGTATGGCCAATCGCCTGTCTTTGCGTTTGACTATACCTCTATTAGCGTGGCTGGAACAGGCAATTACGTCTTGTCAGGCAGTGAATTAAACCGCATTGCCTACAACTTTACAGGGGCCTTGACGGGCAACCGCGCGGTCATTGTGCCTCAAACTGTCCAGCAATACTGGGTGACCAACAGCACGACAGGTCCATATACGCTAACCATCAAGACCTCTATTGCTGCAGGTACGGCCATCAATCAAGGCTCTCGGGCTATCTTGTATTCCGATGGCAGCAATGTAGTGGCCGCAGATACTGGCGGCGTGGCCGTGCCTATCAACATCTCTGACGGTGGTACTGGAGCGACCACAGCAGGAAATGCCTTGATTAACTTAGGCGGTACGGCAACGGGCATAGCTCTTTTTACAGCGGTATCTCAGGCCACTGCTCAGGTGGCCATCGGACTTGATCCAATTCAAGGCGGAACCTACTGATGGCAACAACTCCAATCGTCCTTAAGTCGCTGCCTGGCATCAAGCGCGACGGCACCAGGTACGAGGGTGACTACTACGTTGACGGGCAGTGGGTCCGTTGGCAACGTGGCCTTCCTCGTAAGGTTGGAGGATATACAGTCATTAACCGCTACCTGACTGAAGTCAGTCGCGGAGTTAAGACGTTCACAGAGAACGGATTGACCTACTTTCATTCTGGCAGTGCCAGCTTTGTTGAGCGTTTTACCATTGACGGCAGCGGCAACACGAGCCTGATTGCAGATCGTACGCCAATAACGTATATGGTCGACGGCGATAATCTTTGGCAGTTTGACGTCATCTATGACGGTCAATCTATCCCTGCTGCCAACATGATCGTGGCACAAGTGGCCCCAAATGCGGGCTGTCTTTGCAATACTGACGGAGGCCAGATCTTTATTGGTTCGATGACGGGCACCGATCGCCTGACTGAAGTTACGACGTTTCCGGCTGGAGTAAGCGCTACTGGCGGAGTGGTTTCCTTGCATCCCTACCTGATGTACTTTGGAAACGACGGTGTAATCGGATGGTCAGTAGCAGGTGCTCCTACAGACTTGACAGGTGCAGGTTCAGGGAATGCTCGCGTAGCGGGTCAAAAGATTGTCCGCGGCCTTGCTCTTAGGGGCGGTCCAGGCAATGCTCCCTCAGGCCTCTTTTGGAGCGCAGATGCGGTGATTCGCGGTTCGTTTGTCGGAGGCACCGAAGTCTTTCAGTTTGACACGATCAGCCCGTATTCCAGCATCTTGTCTGCGGCTTGTGTCATTGAGTATGACGGCCAATACTTCTGGTTGGGAACCGACCGCATGCTGATGTTTAACGGTGTGGTTCGTGAGATCCCCAACAACCTAAACATCAACTACTTCTATGATGGCCTAAACAGGGCGGCTGCTCAACGGGTATGGGCCTTCAAGGTCCCTCGCTACGGTGAGATCTGGTGGTGTTATCCGCGTGGAGACGCAACTGAATGCACACACGCCATCATCTACAACGTCCGTGAGAACACCTGGTATGACACTGAGCTACCTAATGGTGGACGGACCGCTGGGGAGTGGTCTCCTTTGTACGCTGCACCATTTCTATGCGGCCTACAACCGTCTACTTTCGTGTCAAATAACCGAATTACAGAAGCCGGAGACCTTCGGATCACGCAAGACGATAATCAACGTGTTGTGGTCCCTGAGGAAGGCTACAAGGTCTGGCAGCACGAGCACGACGTCAACGAGATTGACGGCCAGTTTATCACGGCGGTTCCTTCATTCTTTGAGACAGCGGACATGAGCATGCTTGTCCCCCAAGGCGGATCTAAAAATAAGTGGATTCGGGTTGAAGCCATTGAGCCTGACTTTATACAGTCTGAAAACATGACTGTCCAGCTGACAGGGCGAGCCAATGCCAAGGCTCTTGAGGTCCAGGGCCCAGAACGTGTAATCTACGCCACTCCAACAGACCCTTACGAGCAGATTGTTTGGTTCAAAGAAGAACGCCGCGAACTGCGGTTTAAGTTTACCTCCAACACTATCAATGGCGACTATCAAATGGGCCAGATCATCGCGCATGTGGGCGAGGCCGATGGTTCTATGCTCGGTGGTGTTGCAGGGGGTTCCACGTGATCACGCAACCTGTTATAATCGGATTGCGCGACTGGGCCGATCAGATCGTTATGGATCTGTCAACCTACGGCGCACTCATGAGGCTGGACGATGAGGACAAGTGGCAAGAATGGGCACTACAGTTCTGCGTTATCTCAGGACTAAGCCAAAAAAACGTTCCTGATCCATTTGGTTTCACTGACTGGCGTAGTTGGGCGCAACGATTTGTACAGATGGTGGACTAATGACCGATCAAGAATTTATCGTGCTGCTGAATGAGGTAGCCAAGAAAGCCAGGCCATTTAACAGCGAGCTTCGAAGCATTGACTCCATGGAGATGATCCTTAAAGAGACTGGCTTAGACAGTCTTGACATGCTCATGTGCGTAGTCTATCTTTGCGAAATCTACGATGTAGAGGACGAAAAAAGCAAAGAAATGCTTGGCGAGACCCCGCAAGATCTTTTCAACTTCCTGAAGGAATGGGGACGCAGACAACCTGCAGACCTAGACCAAGCCCGGGAGTGGTTCGTATGAGAATCTTCCTCACAGAAAGCCGCACTGCGAGCACTGAGGACACGACTCTTTTTGAAAACCATACTTTCCCCCAAAAGGTCCACCTGTTTCCTGAGACCTACAACAGGATCAAGACCGGCTTGGTCAATCCAGCCCATCAGGTAGCTGAAAAGGTCTTGGACCAAGAGCTTCTAAAGCTCCTCCGAGATACACAACCTGGCAAGACAGCCTTTATCTTGGCTGCTGGCAACAGCAATTTTGCTGGCGAAGGCTCTAAACTTAATAGAGAAAATGAGTGGACCTACAACTACAAGATCCTCCCGCTGTCCCTGACCCAGATCTACGCGGGTCGTGTGGCTGCGCAGTGCGGAGAGATTGACCACACGGCAACGGACGCCACGGCCTGTACCTCTAGCCTCAAGGCACTAATGGACGTTCAGACCCTGATCAGGTTTTATGGCTTTGACCGTGTCATTGTACTGGCCATAGAGGACCAGGTCAACAATATGACTCTCCAATTCTTTGGAGAAGCTAAGGCAACCTTGACCGAAAGCATGGCCGAGACTCACCAGGTGGTCCCCAGTGCCTTCGATTCAAAGAACTTTGGATTCTATATAGGTCAGGGAGCTGCGTTTGCCGTATTTGAGTCAGAAGAAGCCCTAAAGCGATCAAAACTGCGGGCAAGAGCCGAACTTTTGTCAGCTTGGACGGCAACAGAGGTTGCCAAAAATGCTATTGGACAACGAGAAGATGGACAGGGTTTTAGACGAGCTATCGAGGGCGCTCTTAAACTTTGTCAAATCTCCTCAGAACAAATTAAAATCGTTAAAACTCATGGTACCGGAACCAGATCTAACAACGAGGCTGAAAAAGCTGCGCTGGAAGGGTTTTTGAGTGATTTTGTAGCAACATCGTACAAGCAGCGAATCGGCCATACGATGGGAGCGAGTGGATTGTTAGAAACCCTCTTGCTGTTCAATGATTTAGAAAAGGGAACTGTCCCGGGGATCTTGAATCGCAGCGAGGAGGATCATGTGTTCCTCTCTGAGGCGGTTGAAGCACCCGAAGGGGCAGTGCTAAGCTTGAGTGCTGGCATGGGCAACGTGTTCAGTGCTGCGCTTTTCAACATGAGGATCTAATTATGCCACTCGTAGACAGCAGACAACAAATGCTAGATCTTGGCGAACTACTTAAGGTAGCAGCTGAGAACACAAAATCACAGTATCCTATGGAATTTGTGTACGCCTCCTTTGTGAAGGAGATTCAGATGCCTGATAGCAAGTTTTATCGCTATGGCAACACGGTCTACGTAGTGCATGCTTCGCCAAAAGATCCTCGCAAGGGTATGTTTAGAGCGCTGAACGCAGATACCGCTCCTAATTTTATAGCTTCTGGTTTTGCTTTTGTAGTTGATTCTTACAAAGCAGGTCTTGACACGCTGGTCACCCAGTTCAGCGACCAGAGCCTCATAAACATTTTCCGCAATGTTGCAAAAAATCCTCCTAATCCTGGCATGGGCTATAACGTGACCATGCTGAAGGACGGACAATACCAAGTTGCTTTGCAACTCGGACAAAAACGTGAAGGAGCACAGCAATGAGTGCCGTAGTAGAGTTTGTTGAAGACGTTGTTGGCGGCGTAGTTGAAGCAGTTGGTGATGTTGTTGAAAGCATCGGCAATGTAATCAGCGACGTTGGAGTTGCCATTGACAAGTACGTCATTCAGCCCATCCTAGACGACCCCCTGTCAGCGATTGCTACGGTAGCAGCAGCAACGTTTTTAGGACCCGCCGCGGCAGCTTTTTTTGGAACGTCAGCTACGGTTGGTGTCGGCGTCGCGGCAGGCCTTGCTAATACAGCGGCAGGTCTGGTTCAAGGTGAAGACTTTGAAACTGCAATTAAAGGAGGCCTTGCTGCAGGAGTGGGTTCTTACGCCGGAGCAGAGCTTTTTGGTGGAGGCGGCAGTGAAATGTCTTCTCCAACACCAGACCCCCTTGATCAGTTGCTAGCGAATAACAACAATTTTGTTGACGTGCCGATGGACTCGCTTGCGTCTGCTCCTTCTGCCGTAACAAGCCCAGTTAGCTCGCCGAATATCACGACTACTGACTTGCCTCCAGCGGGCACTCCAACTAGCCTAGATGTATCTGCCCCAACAACTACAGTACAGGCTTCGCCTCTTGAGTCAGTTGCTTCTCCGGCAAACGCGACAGCGGCTGCTTCAACTACTCCAAGCCCACTTCAATCGTTAAACACAACCGTCCCGCAGGTTACGGTACCTGAGTTTACGTTATCAGGTTTGGACACCCCGTTTACGTCGGACTACAGTCTGACAGGCGGCATGCAGTCAAGTGGTCCTGGTTTCAATATCTCTAACTTTACGCCTGCCGATTCGTTTGACATCTACGGCCAGCCTAACTATGACTTGACAGCTCCAGGAACTTCCGGCGGTCCTGGCATGCAGTTTTCAAGCAGTCCTAACGTTGCCCGCATGGGCGGAGGCCAAGGCTTGACGGCGGATGTAAGTGGGCTGCCGCAGTACATGGAGAACGGAACTGCTACCACTTTCCAAGGAGCAAATGGTCGGACCTACGGCAACGCAACTCCTGACATGACAATTGGCGCAAGAAGCATGACTCCAACGCCTGATACCATTACCTACGGGGCCACGGAGAATATGGGCACCCCGGGTGTCTGGGATCAAATCACCGATGGAAACTTTACTGATGCAGCTAAAAACATTGGCAATAAAGCCATTGACAAGGCCGTTGGTTGGTATGACAAGGCGAGCCCTTGGGAAATTGCAGGAGCTGGTCTTGGGGCAGCTACTTTGCTCGGTGGATCTGGAGCCCCTCCTGCTGGACAACCTCCAAAAGGTTCAACGCAAGACAAAAACTTTAACAAGTCACTTGACCTATACACATATATGCGCGACAAGGCAAACTATCAAGGCGATCTCACTAAGTACGGTCAAGTCGGTGAACCAAATGCTAGCGAGCACCAATACTTCCAAAATACTAGATTCGTACCAGTCCCAATTGGAGCCAAGATGGGCGGCCTTATCCAGATGAAACATTTTGCGCAAGGCGGTCAAGCTCAAGGCATGCAAGATCCACGTAGAGCCCAGATGATGCAGGCCATGGCGCAGCAGCGTCCTGCTGGTCAAGGTGGTCCTATGGGCATGGCTCAGGGACGCCCTCCAATGATGCAAGGTATGCCTCAAGGACGTCCTCAGATGCCCCAGCAAGGTGGACCGCAAGGTATGCCTCAAGGACGTCCTCAGATGCCCCAACGTCCTCGCGACCCAAAGACAGCCTACTACCAATATGGCAACCCTCCTGCAAAAGCCATGGCAATGGGAGGTCTTAACCAAGTGCACAGCATGAGAATTGGCGGTGGCGCAGACGGTCGGTCAGATGACGTGAATGCCGTCTTGTCTGATGGCGAGTACGTATTTGACTCAGAATCGGTGGCAATGCTTGGCAACGGATCCTCTAAGGCAGGGGCCGCCAAACTTGATGAAATGCGCTCTAAACTGCGTCAACACAAAGGACAAGCCTTGGCCAGCGGCAAAATCAGCCCTGATGCCAAAAGTCCACTAGCTTATTTGAAGGGAGCTTAATATGGGAGTTCTAGACTTTCTGTTCCAAGGGGCTCCACCTGCATCGGTCACGACGTATGGTGAGACAACCTCTAACGTTCCTGCTTGGTATTCTGACTATACGCAGGGCTTGATCAGTCGAGCCAACTCGATTGCCGCAGAGCCCTATCAGCCATACAGCCAGGCCAGGATTGCTGGCTTTGATCCACTTCAGACGGAGGCGTACAATAAGACTGCCGGATTATCTGGCCAGTACCAGCCCATGCTTGACATGTCGCAAAATGCGATCTACAACGCAGGGGCGGGTAGCTCTGTTGACGCGGCATCTCCGTACATCCAGCAAGCTCTCCAATATAATCCAGCAAGTGCAGCTTCTGGAGCTATTGGTCAAGCTGGAAACTTAATAGGCCAAAGCTACGGCGACGCTAGCGCCCTTGCCCAACCGTACTTCAATCAGGCCAGTCAATACACCCAGCAAGGAGCAGGCGGCACGGCTCAATTGGCCACGCCTTACATGCAGCAGGCTTCTCAACTTGCAAATCAAGGTGCCCAGACTGGCTTAGGTGGCATACAAGACTACATGAACCCATACACTGACCAGGTGGTCAATCGTATCGGAGAGTTGGCTGGTCGCAATCTAAAAGAAAACTTGCTTCCTAACATTCAGGACAAGGCTATCCAAGCCGGTACCTTTGGCGGAAGCCGTAGCGGTGAAGCTATCGGACGGGCTTTGCGTGACAGCCAGGAATCGGCTTTGGC